GCTCAGGTCGGCACCGCGCAGGTCGGCACCGCGCAGGTCGGCACCGCTCAGGTCGGCACCGCGCAGGTCGGCACCGCTCAGGTTGGCACCGCTCAGGTCGGCACCGCTCAGGTCGGCACGGCTGCCGCCCTCTCCATTCAGCCAAAGGAGATGCTCGTCCAAAATCTTTTTTAAGTCCATTTTGCTCCCTCCTCAATGTGGGATTACAATGACCGCCCACACATCGTCGATGCTCTCCGCGCCCTCCAGTCCGGTGATCTGGATGGTGAGCGGGCCAGTGGGCGTGGGGGCCGGGGTGGTGGTTGCCGCCGGGGGCTCAACGGCCGGCGGCTCCGGATCCTGGTTCCAGACAATTTCGATCAGTGCAACCAGCGCCAATAAAAAGAACAGGTATACGGTGGTAACGATCAGTTGCTTTTTCATAGGCTGACCGCCACCAGAACGGCCAGCACCAGCGCCGCTCCGGCAACCACCGCCAGTTGCACCCGCTGGGCCACCGCCTGCGCCTGCTGTACCCGGCGGCGGTAGGCCCGGTAGCTGTACGCCTTTGCACGTCTGTCGCGCTCATTTTGGGTCTCGCTCATACCATTCCCCTCCCCTGCACGATGGCCTTTGCCACCAAATCTGTCTCATAGCCCCGCTTGCGAGGCCCCATGCGGATTGCGGGGATATCATGCTCCGCCGCCCAGCGGTCGCCGCTGGATGCCCGCGGGCAGTAGCCTACCTCCCGCGCCACATCTGTGGAGGACATGATTCCACCGTGGCGTTCAAACATTAGCCGCCGTTTCTCAGCAATCGCACGGCTGATTGCGCTCTGTGCGTTCATTTGCGTTCTCCTCCTTCCCATGTAACCGCTCATGCTCGTCCCAAGTCATCCCATAATAGGCCCGGCATAGGTCGTCCATGACGCGGCGTGCATTGGTGAAGCGGTTCTCAATCTCCCGCTTCGTGCTGCTCTCGTTGAGCTGTCCATCTTTGGTCATAAAAAATCCTCCAATCTTGCCAGAGGCCGGAGGATGTGATATACTGTCTCCGATACCTCGTAGCTACGATACGTGGTGTCATGCCCTGGTCGGTGGTGGTGCACTGGCCGGGGCGCTTTTTGTTGTGCTCTTAAATTTATGAAACAAGGAAATGCATTGCTATCCAAAAAATCGTTATTGCGGAAAGCACAGAAACCGTTGTCGCATTTATTTCCTCATCAAAGAACCAACAAATAAATATGTACCCTGCTTCAAGCGCCGCAAAAGCTAAAGCTATCCATTGGAACATCCCCGGCCCCCACTTTCGTAATCGAGGTATTTGTTTCCAAAGATATCTATCGTATAGTTCTTAGCAATTTCATCTTGATTCCGCTGGCTTTGTAGTGTAAGTACGAGGTCAGCAATTTCTTTCGAATCAGCTTCGATGATGATCTTCACCCCGCTCACCTCCTTTCGTGCCCCGTCAGGGGCGGGCTTCTTTTTCTCCATTGGTGCTATCTGGCTTCTGCCCGGCCAGCAACCGGAGCAGTTCATCAAAGGTCATTCCGTGAGCCACCCGATCCAGCTCGTCCACTTCGTGCTTGACGCGGGCCGCATCACGCTTTAGTTCTCTTACGGTCAAATCGGACATTCTTTTTTCCTCCTTCTTATTGCGGCTTGAAGGAGGATGTGGTACAATCTTCCTGCAAGCCTGATTGGTCGCTTCAATTAGGTTTGCCGCCTCGCTGGGTGCTTCCGACACCCGGCGGGGCATTTTTATTTAGTTGCTCACGTTCACCTCCCTATGGGTGAGCCTTAATATTGCATTTTTCTGCCAACTGCGGTATAATATTTCCGATGCCGGAAGGCACAGAAAGGAGTTGGTCGACTTGACCCAACTTTTGACTATGCCTGCTCCCTTACTGCAAGGTCGCATATAGTGGTTGCCAAAGCACGTAAACTGGCGTAAAATGTAGCAACTGATACGGCGGAGCACTCAGAGAAGAGGTAAAACCCATGGTGGTATGCCGGTAATCATACCCCACCGTATCAAGTACTCCTTGTGGCTTGTCAGCGATAAGGCATTGGCGGAACCAAAACCGCAAAAGTGGCTTGGTGCCTCAAGAAGCTTGTGGCGTCATTACAAGCGGTGAAAGCCTGCAAGGTACATAGGGTAAACAAATTTGGGCAGAGGCCGACGGGAATGACGCTCCCGTCGGTTTTTGTTATGCCCCCCGATCGTCGATTCGGCGGAAAAGATCATCTACCGTGTAATCGGGGAAAAATTTGTTCTTGATTTCAATGGCTTCTTGGATTGAAAAAGAACCCTTCCCAGCCATCTTGTTGCGAAGAACCCGGTCGCTAATTCCAGCCTCTTTTGCTAGGACACACTTTTTAATACCACGTTTGGCGATTTCTCCGGCCAAATTAGGATAAACCGCAGCCATAGTCTCACCTCCATTCCCGTCTGCGGAAATTCTGCCTTTATTATATTCCCGTATACGGAATCTGTCAAGCTATTTTTATAATTTCTGTTTCCGAACTCGGAAATCTTTTTCTTGCACTTTTCTAACAGTTGTGATATAGTCTTTTCAGGAGGTAAGGAAAATGTGGCTTGACGTTTTTAATGAAATGAGAAAGTCATCAGGGATGAGCCTTGATGAGTTAAGCGAAAAATCAGGAGTCCCAAAAGGAACACTTGCGAAAATAACATCAGGTATTACAAAAACCCCCTCACTTGAAACGATGAAAAGCCTTGTTTATGCAATGGGATATACCCTTGATGATCTTGACAAAAAAGAAAATCCCCCTACTCCATCCGAAGATGAAGAAGGGGAATTGACTGTTGATGAAGTTGTATCGGCCTTTGTTTCTGCTGGGATTGTTCCAGAGGGAAGGGATCTAACTGACGCAGATCTTCGATTCTTGCTCGCAATTATGGACGCTATTGACCGCTGGTTCGCAAATTAACACCAAAGTACGCAAAGAACGATAAGGGGATTTTCTCTCATTTAGTGCTTTAGTAAGTTTTTCGAAGTTCGGAAGCCTTTTTTCGTTCGGTGTCATCTTGCTCTCTCCTCCCATTTTGTGACTTTCTCACTTTGTAGTGCCTGCTTGTACTATACCGTATGCAAAGTTCGTATTATGTAAAATTTTGTCGACGCTGGGAATTTTCTTTTCCTTGCTTATCATTATAGAACATTTGTTCTATTCAAGCAATATGTGTTATCACCAAATTGTGGTAGCTTTTTTCTATACACTAATAGATTGCTCCCTTAGAAAAGAACAGATTATTGGACTATGCTTATGATATGCTACATCAACCGATCATTGCCACAGAATGGCAATCTAGTAGCAGAATTGTATTTTTAGTGATCCAGCCGCCGGGTGGGCGGTAAATATAAGGAGGATGTAAAATGAAAAAGCTAATTGGATTAGGAATCGCAAGTATCATGTGTGTATCTCTTGTAGCATGTGGAGGGGATACGTCTGCTGGAACCCCCGGAGCGGCTGCTGAACCCATGATTCCTGACCTCACTGGAGAGTGGAAGCAGGTAAATAGCAACTCTGAAGACTCTTGGCAGTCTGCAACTATTGACGAAAGCGCAATTACCGTGTATTGGGTTTCTGATAATGGTGATACCAAGTCTCTGTATTGGGCTGGAACATATACCGCACCAACAAATGAGGATGAGCCGTATTCTTGGGATTCTGAAAATGATACAGAGAAAACTTCTACTGCCCTTTTAGCGTCCGGGGACAATATCAAGACATTTACTTATGAGGATGGACAGATTAGCTATGAGATTTCTGCACTAGGGACTACGACAACAGTCAAACTAGAAAAGCAATAAAAATACCGTCCCAGGAATGCTACAAGAGCAGCGGTTATGACAACCGAGGAGGTTTTATACATGCTGGATGAAAAAGATTTGCAGGCAATCGCACAGCTTATGGCGCAGCAAAGGCGCGATATCATGCAAGACGTAAAAACTCTGCTTGATACAGAGGTTCAGACGAAATTCAATCTACTGGCCGAAGGTCAAGAGGAAATTCTACGCCGGATGCCTAGCGAGGACGATATGGACATCATTGACGGACGGCTGGATACGTTAGAGGCTATCGCCAGAAAGCACTCCCGTGAAATTGAGGAGCTGAAAAAAGCGCAATAAAAACACCGCCCCCGGTGCTGGAACACCAGGGACGGCTCACATAGGGGTGATAAGGTTTGCCGCCATATCACCCTTCTATTTTACCAGAATGGGAGGTAAAGTCAATGGATTACATCCGAAAAACGGCTCGCTACAATGGGAAAAAGTATGAAGCTACCGGGAAAACGGAGCTGGAGGCACTGAAAAAGCTAGCGGACAAGCTGGCCGCCGCAAAGCGCGGTGAGGAAACCGTAGGCGGCTCCATGACCGTCAACGCTTGGTATAAGCAATGGCTGGAGCTCTACAAGGAGCCAAAAGGGCTCACAGCTAAATCGTTGAAAATGTACGATGAAAAGTACGATAACTATATCAAGCCCGCTATTGGTCACTTGAAATTGAAGGATGTTAAAGACGTGCACCTCCAGCGCATCCTTAACGGGCAGGCTGGGCGCTCTGCATCCCATGTAAAAAAACTGCGCATGGTGTTGCAGGAGATGTTCCGCAGGGCCAGGCAATCCCGCCTTATCCCATACGATCCCGCCGAGCTACTGGAGCTGCCCACCTATCACGAGGGGAAAAGACGCTCTATCACTGAGGACGAGCGCAAGGCCATTTTGGCTGTTGCTGAGCACCATCGGGCCGGATTATGGGTGCTCACATTGCTATATACTGGCATGAGGCCAGGAGAAACGGCAGCCCTTACTTGGTCAGACGTAGATTTCGAGCGCAACGAGATACACGTCCACACGGCGAGAGAAAGCGGCGCTAACAGCATCAAAGCCCCAAAAACAGAAGCCGGTATTCGGGACATCCCAATTCATGCCGCACTTTTCCCGTTGCTCCAGGCAGCACAACAAAAGCCATTTTCTCCTGTTTTTCTCAACGAGGCAGGGAACCGGCACACTGAAAAAACCATGCGTCGGCTTTGGCTTAATTTCAAGCGTGAATTAGATATCTATATGGGAGCGAAAGTAAAAAGAAACCAGATTATTGAAAGCGTGGTAGCAACGGATTTGACACCGTACTGTCTTCGCCACACCTTTTGCACGGATCTTCAAAGGGCTGGAGTGCCTATTAACGTAGCAAAGGAACTTATGGGTCATTCCGACATCCAAACAACTGCAAATATTTATACGCATAAAGACGGATACACTATGCACCAAGGAATCGCCCTTCTAGATGGAAGTGGTGGAAAAAGTGGTGGAAATTCAAAGTTGGCATAACATAAATATATTGAGCCGCAATTGTTTGAAGTGGTTGATACTTTCTGATTCCGGTTCTGAAGGCTGGGGGTTCGAGTCCCTTCGGGCGTACCAAAAAAAAAAGTCAGGAAATGCTTGTTACATCAAGTGTTTCCTGACTTTTTTATTCCCTACATCAGAAGCATAGAAAACATAAAATAGCATATTCAGGCACATAAGGTGGTGGAAATGGTGGTGGAAATTCCACCGGTGACCTGTGCAAATTGAAATGAATAGTGATACACTTTGGCCGTCAATGCCTTCAGGTCATAAAAAAGGCAGAGGCAACAGCCTCTGCCCTCTCTTTAAGCCCTCACAATGTACTCATAGTAGCGGGCCAGCTTGTCCTCCGGTGCGTCCTTGTCACAGAGGAACGATTTTGCCATGTCGGCATAGAAATCAATCTTATCACCGACACCGTGTTTCTTGGCTACCTTAACGTAGTCACTATAGACCATGTTGAGGGCCGCCCAGAACTGGACAGGGTCGCACTCAATCCCACGCTGGGCCATGACCTGTTTGGCCTGCTCCAGCGTCCAGTGAGCGCCACGGGTGCCATCCTCGTTGTCCATATTCTTAGACCATTCATCGGCCATCTCCTTCGTGAAAGGGATATAGCCGGAAGCAGCCCCATAACCTGTCATGTGTTCTCCACCTTTTCTGTACGCCATCTCGTCCATGCGGTAGTCATGGTCAAACTCTCTCGGAGTTTTCATTTCACCTTCGCCAGAGATAGCGAATCCGATTTTGTTCATGGGACGATTCATCTCCCGTCGCTCTGTGTATGCGCTCCCATCCTCCCGATAGACCGGTGGGACGTAAGGGTAGCCGTAGTGAGACTGAGGGCCGTACATCCGGTCATCCCAGTATCGGCTCTCTACCCACATGCCACCATCGTTACGTGGGGCAAAGCGCCCATCAGAGTAACGGCGATAGCCCCGATCCTCCGGCTCCATCATCTCAGAGCGCGGTGCATAACGGCCATTGTCGTAATGCTCCCGGCCATGGCGGTCACGAAACTTATCATCGACATCGTAGTTGTCGTAGCTCCGTCCGTCGTTGTAGCGACGATTGTTGCCACTGGACATGAGCATCATCCGAGTAGATCGTTTCATTTTGACCCCTCCTTACGCCGTAGGGGCGGGTGCAGCACCGCCGTCAATACTGGCAAGATTGTTGCTGGGAGAGCAGCAGGGCTGCCCCAGCATGCGGAACGAGCCGCCGGTGGGGGTAGTCACCACACAGACGGAGTATCGGGTGCGAGTACGGATGCCGCAGGCAGTCACCTGCGCGCAGTTACGCTTGGTAAGGGGATATAGCTCTGTCCCCGTACCAATAGTAATGTACACAGGTGCATTGATGGTAGTTGTGGCCGGGATGGACTGGGCTACCACAATACAATACTTCCCGCCGTTGTTGTAGGCACCGGCAGGCAGATTGATTTCAAGGTTGCCGCCGGTAAAGGTGACCGCCTGGCTTAGCACCAGGTTGTCGCACAGGCGGCAAACAGGCTTACAAGACATAAAATACCTCCAAGAATCAGGGGCGGCAGACATTTAGCCCGCCGCCCCGAAATAGTCACGGCAGAGCCGGAAATTTAAAGTGGTCGATTTCGACCAGTTTAGCAGCCACAGCCGCAGCCGCTGCTGTAGGTCCCGCAATAGGGATAGGGGGCGGGCACTTGGTAAGCGGGTACGGGCATGGGGTTGATGCGCCGAATCAGCTCAGAGGTCTGAGCGTCAGACATGGCAGCAAGATAAGAGTTCTGTGCGGTCTGGCTGGCCTGGAACTTCAACGCCTGATTCTCAGACTGGAGGGAGGCGATCTTATCCTGAGTCAAGAAATTCAGGATTTCACGAGTACCAGCGTTCTGGCTGTCAATGATATCTCGTGTGCTATTCTGGATGGTATTCTGGATGGCGCAGGTGTTGGTCGCCATGTTGTAGTTCACGCCGTCGATAGCGCGCTGGGTCTGGCAGCAGCAGTCCTGTGCCTGAGCGGCCATGTTGCACATCTGAGACTGGACGCCGTTGAAGCCCTGGAGAAGTGCCACATTGGTGTTGTTGAAGCCGCTGGTGATGCTGTTATTCAGCGCATAGGTGCTGTCACAGATGCCCTGCTGGATAGCAGAGATGCCGCGCTCAACGCCATTGAACGCAATGGCCTCGTTCACATCGGCACGGGTGGCTAGGCCCTCGAGGCCGGGATCGGTGCTGGCACCGCCACCGCCGAAACCACCGAAGCCGCCGCGGCCCCAGCCAAAAATCATGGCAAAGATGATGATAGCCCACCAGCCATCGCCACCCCAAAAGCCGCCATTGTTACAGTTGCCGCCGTTGGAGTCGGAGCCAAGAGCATAGCCAGTCGCAAAATCGTTATCCATTGTATATACTCCTTTGTCAGTTATTACATCGGGGCCGTACGCTCCCCGGATGTTTCCAAAGAGCGGTTTTTATCAAGACCCGAAAACTGATAAAGAGTGCTCTATTTTATTTCATGGGTATACCTAGTTGTCGTGCAATTTCCTCAACGGAGGTTCCCCTCTGTTTCGCCATGTTTTCTGCTGTTTGGCGAAGCTGCTGCGGGTTTTTCCCCTGAATGAGCCGCATAGCTTGGGCAGCCTGTGGATTCTGGCCAGCCATCTGTTGGAGCATTTGCATGGGATTCCCGCCGTTCCGCGCCATCTGGAGCATGGCCATCATGGGATTATTCATCGGAGGCATCATTCTTTTTCCCTGCCTTTCCGCCGGACGTGGGCTTTTTCAGCCGTTCTATTTCGTCCTTCAGATTGTTGATGGTGTCCTTCATGTCCATAAATTCATCCAGCGGTGCAAAAGCGGGGGCCGGGTTCTCTGCCTGCTGTTCTTTTGCCTGCTGTTGGCCGTGGAACTCAAACACATCAGCAGCTCCGGTATTGGTATTGAATCGTTTCATATAGACCACATTATGAGCGAGGTCGGGGAAAAACATGGGAGCACCCATGAAGTCAACCGGAACACCCAGCGCTTCTTCCCTGGAGGCCACAGGACGGCAGAAAAAAGCGGGCTGTGTGTTTACATTACTCTGTGGCTGAATGGTCTGTGAGGGTTGCTGAGTAGGTTGCTGGGGCTGATATACTTGTGGAGCCGGAGCAAACGGGGTAACAGGATTGTAGGCCCCATAAGCCGGGTATGTGTAATTAGGAAACGCCATACTGACGCGCCTCCCTCCCCGCCTCCAATGCGGTTACGTAATCCTCTAGGCCCTCGTCATCTCCCTGTGCCATGTACCACATCGCTGTTTCGGTGGCACAATCGCGGGACATGCCAGCGGCTACCATCCTCTCAATCAAAGTCATCTCAAACACGTCCTTGTCCATAAAAATAAGGAGTCCGTGAGGAGGGCGGCGACGTGTACCACCCCTGTATCCTCACGTCCTCCATGTCTATATTGTCGCATAAAATAACCCCGGCTGGGTTCGGTTCCAGTCGGGGTTATGTACGTCTTATGTACGGATTGTGTATAGCTTGGTTGCAACGTCGGATACGCGGGGCAAGATGTTCTTAATGTGGTCGCCTACCGTTGCCCTACGCCATCCAAGCTCTTCCGCAATATCCATCTGCGGCCATTTCTCGATAATGTACCGGCGGGCTATCAACTCATCGTCTCGATACAACGCGGCCTCTTTGATGGCCGTTTCAAGCTCAGAGCGCAAGAGTTCGGCTAACTCTTGTGGTAGCTTCACTCTTGCGCTCATTCAGTCACGTCCTTTCGCCCTCCGGCGGCTCTGTGGGCAGTTGTTTCAAAACCTCTACCAGCTTCGTCGCCATGCCATTTCCGCCCAATGCCTTATATGCGTTATACATATCCAGCACGTTTTCTATACCATAGATCGGGATATGTCCTTGCTCAGTATAATGGTTGTACTCGGCAATGATTTCGCGCCTTAGTAGAGCCTGTACCCCATTCATAAGGGCATCGCTCTTTTGATTGTCCGCTTTGATGCGTTTCCGCTCCCGCGCGGCAATCGCCTCGATGATAGCCACCAGGACGACCGCCGCGCCGGAAATCAGTGGGCCAACCCACTCCATGGGCATCAGCCCTCCTTAGTCATCTGCTTATAGACCTGATTGATACCAGTGGCCGCGAGGCCGCTCACAATCCCAACGGCAGCGGCAGTAAGATAATCGCTGGCCGGGAACTCAGGCATGATAAACATGCCGAGGATGCCCAGCGCCGCGCCAAACGCACCGCAGATGATGGGAATCCACTTATTGTCCAGTCCAGTGGCCTTGACCACCTGCCCGATGAGGAAGCAGATCACAGTGATAACCGCCACTCCGGTGATACCCAAAGAAGAAATGTCCATGATATGTACCTCCATCAAATCAGATTCAGCCGATCCAGCACGACGGCCAGCTCCTGACGGGTCAGATTGCCGCGGGGCCGGGTGCCGTCCAGTACGCCCTTGTCCTTGGCCTCCTGCCACGCCTCAGCGGCCCAAACGTCCGGGGTGTCCTCCGCGTTGTCCGCTCCCGTTTCGCCTTGCCACGCTACGCCCAGCCAGTCACAGATGCCCTTTGCCGTGGCCTCCGCCAGCTTGTCCCGGTACTTGCTATCCTTGAGATACTCTGTGTCCGTCTTGTTGGTGTGGAAGCCGTACTCAATTAGGCAAGCGGGGGCGTCCGTCTTGGCAAGCACGGTATACATCTTGTGCTTGATGGGCTCACTCCGCAGTGTCACCCCCGCCGCGTGAAAGGCGTTGACCAGGTCGGAGGCCAGCACATTGCGCTGCGCCGTCATAGGCCCGGCGCTGGTGTATATCTCCAGCCCGGACGCGCTCGACCAGCCACCCTCCCCGTAAGCGTTGGTGTGGATGCTTACAAAGCAGTCCGGCTTTGCTTTGTTGCTGATGTTGGCCCGCTCCGTTAGGCTAGGGTAATTGTCCGCCGTCTTGGTGAGCACCACGTCCACCCCCGTGGCCTCCAACAGCGGCTTGACACGCTGTGCCATATCCCACGTAAACTCCCACTCTTTGTAGGTGCCGTCCGGGGATCCGTTGACGTTGCCCGGCCCGTGTCCGGGGTCAAGGCATACAGTATGCTTGCTCATAGGCTTGTCCTCCTCTTCCGGCGGCTTCTGGCCGCCCTGTTTGAGCCAGACACAAATCCAGTTGTGCACCTTGTGGCTAGCGGTGATGCGCTCTCCGCCAAAGTCACACTGGCTGGAGCCGCCCCCATCCAGCATAACGGCAGAGGCCCAGCCCAGCCCGGCCAACTCGTCCCGCAGAGTTTCCGGCGTGGCTGCGTCTCCGGTCCCATCGCCAGAGCAATAGAGGGCCAGACTGCCACCACGCAGGCCAATGGCGCTGCGCCCCCTCTTGCCGCCCTGGGCCGAGCCGTAGGAGGGCTTATCCACTGGCTTGCCGGAGGCAATGATGGCGGTCACCGCAATAAAGTTATCCGCTCCCTCGTGCTCGGAGGTCATGCGGATGTCAGGGCCCTTGTCCCAGGCGTAGCCCATCGCCCTCCAGGGCGTGCCGGAGAGCATCACCCCGCCCACCTTGAGTAGCGGGCAGGGGGTGCCGTCCGGGTTCCACATGCCTCCATTGAGCACGTAATGGGCCTTTGTTTCAGCCTTGACCTGGGAAAGTGTCTTGCGGCAGTTGGTGACTCTCAGCTCAATCCGCTCCACGGACGAGAGCGGGACGTATGTAATGAGCTTACTCATGGTCGCCTACACCCCCCCCTCTAGTAAAACATCTTCGTCTGGCATTATAAAATAGAGGTCTGTCACTGTCGGTGGAACTCTGGTCAGTGCTGTCGGAGACCTTCCGTTCGCAGTCGGTATTCCAATCCCGGTTTCAGCTCCATGAACGTTCCATCCGACATCGGAGGAAATCCCGAAATAAATGTATTCACCCGGTTGCGCTTCAAGGTCATAGGTTCCCCCTTCGTAAAGCGTTTGTCCATCAATCGTGATGCTATAGACCCCATCGGTTACAGCCACACCTACTGTGTGTGTGGATGCCGCCGGGATCTCCCCCACCATCTCCGCCATCCGGCGGAAGGTGGTGCCCTCCGGAACCGTGACGCCCTTGCTGGTGAGGTTAGCCTTTAGGGTGTCCTTTGTGGCGCTGAGATAGGTTAGCTTGTCCGCAGTCGTGCCCATCAAACTACCTCCCCGTTGATTGCATCCAGCGCGGTGTTGATGTCGCCGATGGATGCCAGACTCTGGTTAAACTCCTGTTCGCTGCCGGTGAAGCCCCCGTCAACCGCCGCCTGATAGGCGGACTTGCCGGGCAATCCATCCTTGCCCGGTGCGCCGTCCTTGCCCGGTGCGCCGTCCTTGCCCGGCATTCCAACACCGGCAACTTTTTTGCCGTTTACAATCAATGCCATGTGCTACACCTCCATCCACTGCCACATGCCCGGACTGTCGGGCGGCCACGTGCAGGGCGTCATGTCCCCGCCCTCGGCCACCTTGTAGACCTTGCCGTTGTAGCTGTAGTGCTTGCCTGCATAGCAGTCCATGCCGTACACCCACGGGATGGGATCGTCCGCCGTGCCCGCGTGCTCACGGTCAATGGGCCGGTAGATGGCAAGCATGCCGTCGTCGTGCGGTGGCATCTCCGCCTGTGGCGTTACCGCCTGTACCACCCGGTAGAGCTGGCCGCCGTCATTGAGGATACGGCCCGCCTGGAGTTCCTCTCCGGCCTCCAGCGCCGTCTCCCAGGCAGGAAACAGGTCGGGCATGTCCAGGGCGTAGGCGTCTGGAATGGCCGAACTGGTGGCCGCAAAGGCCCGCATGGCGGCGGCGTATTGCGGAGTTAGTTCAGGCTCCGGCGGTCTTGTGTCCGGGGTGGCCTGTCCTGTTTCAGGGTTGTAGCGCCACCCCTGCTCTACATCGTCCTGTACCTCTACACAGCGTCGTGCAAATGCCTCGCTATACCACTTCTCCGGCGGGAGTGCATATTCCGGGATGATTTCGCGGACAGTGTTATCCTCGTTCAAATAAACCGTTTTCATCAAAACGCCCCCCTACCGTAAATCGCTACATATCCGTGTCCGCCTCTCCCCCCATTTCCAGAGGATTTTTGCTGGTAAAGGAAATTGCAGCCGCCGCCAGCACCACCACCGCCGCCACCTCTGCTACCATCCGCACCATTGGTTCCGTTTGCGGATGAGGTGGCTCCGTTGCCTCCCCTTCCGCCGCCGCTGCTTCCACCGGGTGCTCCTTTCCCATCAGAATTACCGGTCGATGAACCTTTGCTGTTACCGCCGCCACCGCCGCCACCTGGGGCCCTTATTCCAAATGTCATTATAAGAGAGCCATCTTCTCCCCGTTCAGATACAGTATCATTAACATGTCCTCTTCCGCCAAAGCCAGGACCAGAAGTGATATTTGAAGCCACACCACCAGCTTTACCGGCATAGAAGCTATCCCCTGGAGATCCTCCCGCCGCTGTAATTCCGAAAGCGCTGCTACTGCCTCCGCTCATGCCTTTTCTGCCGCCGATATCGCTGTCTGCACCGTTGGGGCTCACTGAAGCCCCCCCGCTTCCACCAGATCCGATAACAATATTTTTATTTGAAATTTTAGTGCTGTCTAAAAAATAAGCAACAACTACTTCTCCAGCACCGCCGCCACCGCCGCCTCTACCTTCCCACTCGTTGTAATATTCGTTTGTTTTTCTTATCTCGCCCACACCGCCTCCTCCGCCAGCGCCAACCACAATCACAAAAATATCTGTATATTTGCGGTCGAACGTATGGGTGTAGCTCCCTGGCGACGTGTATTCCTTTATCAGACTATATCCGATTGAGCCAAGCACCTGTTCAACACTCGTGTCCACGTACTGCTTGTTGGCGGCGTGGTTTTCGCTGGTCGGCAGCCCGCTTAAAGTGAGCGGACCCGTCATAGTCCCGCCAGTCAGCGGCAGATACTCGCCTCCGCCCTTTTGGGCCAGCTCGTCGATAGCCTCTTGTACGTTGGTGGCCTCCAGGCCGCTGCCTGTGTTGCTGTAGCCCACCTGTTCGGCGGAGAGGTCGCCTCCCTCTCCGTCTTCGGTTACTTCGATGGTGTAGGGACCGGCCCCCAGGCTCTCCCCCATCTGCATCGTGCCGCCGCCGGGGATTGAGAGCCAGGGCGCAGCCGTGGCGATAGCGGCTAACTGGGCGGCGTACTGCTCCAGTGTGGTGCCCTCCGGGGGTTCTATGCCCATAGCCTGTAGTGACGCTGCGATACTTGCCTTAGCGGCGGACAACCGGTCGATTTCGCCCTGAATACTCATACCACGCCTCCAATCAGATTGCCGCAAGGGCCTCCTCAATGTCGCCCGTAAGGCTCACCGAGCCTCCGGTGGTGTAACCAGCAGGGACGGCAAAGGAGGTTGTGGTCAAGCCGTCAATCTCCCCGGAGACCGCCCCATTGTTTGCCATTGAGCCAGTGACCTTCGCGCCTTTTGCGTAAGCGGTCTTGCCCTTAAGGATATCCCCGGCAACCGCTGTGCCGTCAGAGGTGTCCACATAAGCCTCCGGGATGGCCGCTACCTCAACGGACGTGAGCACCTTCCCGTCCGTAGGCTCTACCGTTTGGACAGACTTGTTGGGCGTAACACTCTTCGTCTCCGGGGTGATCTGCACCTTTCCCGTCCCGCTGTGATAACCCTTCGGGATGATGTAAGACAGTTTTTCCGGGGTCAGTGTTTCAGTGGCCGCCCCATTGTTTGGCATGGTACCTGTGGTGGTTTTGCCTGCCTTGTCCACAAACACCTTGCCGGTCAATACGTCAGCGCCGGTAGCCGTCACGGCGGATACGTCCTGATAGTTCTCCGGGATGGGGCTGACCGTCACGTCCGACAGGCCATAATAGCCAGGGTCGGGTGTCACGTTCTGTTGGGCTTTGGTGGGGGTGACGGTCTTGCTCTGGAGGTTATAGTTTCCACCGCCGGACACCCCCGACACCGTGCCGCTGCCGTTGTGGTAGCCTTTGGGGATGGTATATGTATCGCCCTCTTGGACGGTGGCAGATACCGCGCCTCTGTTCTCGATTGCCTCAATCTCTGCGGCCAGCTTGGTCAGATCATCCGCGCTTGTGCCGATACCAAGCTCAACCGCCTTTGTCCTGATAGCGTTTCGTGCTGTTTGGATTCTGCTGATTTCAGTTGCTACACTCATGCTTTCCCACCTTTCAAATTGTCCCTAACAGGATTTCGATATTGCCCACCGTCTCCTGCACCGCTGCTGCGGTGATGGGGAGCGTATTATCACCCTCGTCAAAGCCATTTACTGTATCTACAGACAACGTCCTTGTGTCTCTGTCCAGCTTCAGCCCGTGCCCAATGTTGTAGGAGGCTCCTCCTCCGCCCTCCGGTAAAGGGATATCCGACGCCTCGTACTGGCCGCTATCCGGGTTCCAAATCTCCCAAAATCCATCCAAGCCGGGCCTCGGGGGATGCTGGTTCAGCTCTGTGATACGCTCCTCCATCTGCTCAAACTCGGAAGGTAGCGGAGGTGGGAAAGCGTCTACGGCGTTGATAGAGTCATGGACAGTTGCGTAGAATATATTACTGTGCCGCACCTGCTCCCCGAGTGTGCCTCTAACCTGCATTAAATACTGGCCGTCATCAGCCAGCATGGAGGCGGTCAGAAGGGCAGAGTACACTTGCCCGACGCGCTGGAGCTGGATAATATTCTTTTGACCATCCTTCTCCACATCCACCTTTAAGTCCCACTCGTCTGTGAGGTCTGTGGAGATTTCGAGGGCTACAACCTCATTGTCGCCCTCAAACCCTAGGCAAAATTTAGGCGGGGCGCAGATGTACCAATTTGTCATGATGAGCATTATGTCCCGCCTCCATCCATAGCGGCCACCTTGTCCAGGAGGGTATCGATCTCCTCACCACTGTATTTGCTGGTGTAGTATTCGGTTGGTTCTTCTGCCGCCTCTCTGGCTAATAATTTCCGCTCAAGTGCCGCTACACGCTCCTCCAGAGTCAGTTCCATTTTCTCACCTCACACAATTAGCCGACGGCCAAGCTTGTCCAGAACAACGCGGCCATTTTTATCTTTCACTGGGCCGGAGACTATCTTCTGGGGAACGCCATAATACAAAATAATGCATCCATCCATTGAGCTCCCCCCGTTTCCTCCTGCTCCACCAGTTACAACTGAAGCCTTTTTTACATAAATGTAGGCAGTGCACCGAACATTAAGGGTTTCCGTCTTACTGGTTCCACCTGCACGATTAGACCATTTTAGTTTATTTGTTACAGAAAATCTTACTGACCCACATACTCCAGCGCCGCCACCACCGCTTCCTCCACTTCCGCCTGAACCATACGATGATGCATTATCTCCATCTTTACCTTTTCCCCCGCTTCCACCGCCATGTTGATATGCCTCTCCTTCTGCGTTTGCTCCATTGTATGTGGAGCTTGCGCCTTTATAGAAAACGGTCGCTTTACTGGCTACCAGTGCTGGGCTACCATTTTCTCCGTTCCCTCCGGCACCACCTCCTCCTGCGCCACCACAATCTGCCTCACAATTTGCCTCAGAATCAAACCAAAGAGTATTAACATTACTTCCTGAGGATGTTTTTCTGTCAGAATATCCTCTTTGGCTTATTCCTTCTCCGCCTTTTGCAGTTCCAGCATCCTTACCAGGCTCACCAGGGCCTCCACCATCTCCTCCATCAATTCCATCTTTTCCTGCTAAAGCATATGTTTCTCCTGTAACTGTATCAGTATATCCAAGGTTATTTCGATTCCCACTAACAGACGAAAGCGAGCCAAATGTTGTGACACTTTCCCCTCCATAGCCAGTTGCTTTTCCACAAGAATACGCTATTTTTTGACCGCCCGTGACATCGAGCGACGATTGAAAAATTCTACCTCCAAGGCCTCCAAGGCCTTTCTTTCCGCCTTTTCCTTCTGATTGGCTTCTGAGTGATGTTGATGCCGTAGTTGAGACAAACGTATTTTCGGGCACGGAGCTAGTGTTATTCGAGGAATCATTGGAAGACCACGCAATATTGCCAGGTTGACCATCTTCTCCAGGTTGGCCGCTTTGTCCACCATCAATCAAAACTGCTCTTACATATGTTGTCCCTTCAGGAACAGTCCACTCGCCTGCGCCTGTAAGAACTACACGGTTTTCGAGTAATTCAGTTTCCTCTATTTTTAATGGTACATATCCAACAAGCATCTCCGAACTTGATTTTAATGTGTTTGAGATGGTAATGTCTTCTTTTTCAATGCAAGCCGTAACTGGCTCTTTGTTATATGGGTCCCACGTCAACACACGGTTCCCTGTTGATTCCCCTTTATAGACAACTGGTGCTTGGATAGATTGAGCATGCTTATAGTAATTTTTCATCCGGTCTGCGACAGCCGCAGAGTTTGTGAGCGATACCAACGTAGCATTTTCGACCTTCTTTACATTTGGCTCTTTGGCTGAAACAATATCACGTATGATTTGGCTCTTGTTGTGCGTATACTTTGTTCCAGTAAGCTTCCCAGACCCAGATGTTAGTTTCGCGTAATTGGCCCCACTCTCTAAAATAGTAAAGCCAGATGCAGACAGGTCAAACACAGGGTCATCAAATGTAACAATTTTCCCTTCTTCTACAGACCCTTCAAAAAGTGTAGATGACTCACCAGATTTTATATATTGATGTTCCGTAACAATTACTTGGGTTACTTTGGCCGCGTTAGTGACGCTCGGGCCCTGATACATTCGGTCTAAACCAAGGTTCCCGCTAATTCCATCCCAAAGGGCCGCAATCCGAAGAACTCCATTTAGATCAGTTCGAATAGTTGCGCCAATTGCAAATAGAACTTGTGATAAGTTATCCCTTGCTGTAGCGATAGGTAACCAACCATACAATTTTATGTCTGCTAAATTTGTTTTTATCTCGTATGGTATTGTGCCGCATATGGATGCAAGAAGTTCGGATGCAGTCTCTCCAGAGTAGATTCCTCCATAATGCTGATTTTCAGATAAAAGCCCAATTGCGCTTGTTGCAGATATCTTATATGTATTGGGTCCATTCCGGTCAATGGATTTCACATAAAACACACCGGTCTGAACGTCATCATAAAAATAAACAATTGGAGCGTTTCGTTCAAACTCTGTAATTGTTCTGTCCTCAGTCTCAATTACGACTGATAAGGTATTGGCTTCCAGAGAGGAAGATAGAAGAGATGTTGCAATATGAAGATTTCCGCTTTTAATTTTGTTGCCCTCAAACACTCTGTCGCCATACACAATTTTGTTTTTGTTTGCCATCTCCTATCCTCACTTTTTACGGCTTGACCTGTGCGTCTATCGGGACAAAGCTTACCTCTATTTCTCCCCAATAATTTACGCTACCTTCTACCTTCTCCATGTCTTGAGATGCGCTAGTATAATACGCCTCGTAGGAGATGGTTGTCTGTCCGTCCGCAGCCTCCAACATAACGCTATCATCGACTGAGTGTTGGTACAGATAGTCCCAAAAGGTATCCAGCCCTTCGTAATTGTCTCCTCTGCGAAACACTGTAATCTTATGTCCAAGATAGGTTCCAATAACATCACGTATCATTCGACCGGAAAGCACTCGGCCAGCATTATCTCCATCTAGTACATTGAAACTTCGATTATAAGTCGAAATTGCAACATCTGCGTCAAACTCAATGCCGTTCAATTTGATATAGCTCATTTAACCCTCCACCAAATTTACGCCGATACGCTGAACTTCGCTCTGAGTTGCTTGATAAGATACGCGACCAAGCACCTGCTTGTCGATTTCCAAGATAACTGTATTGGAGCCGCCGCCACCATATCGCTGCATCCCACGGGCAACAGCGGCTTCAATCTCAGATGTTGGAGCCTCTATATTTGTCCCGCTCTTTTGATCTCCCAGTACGGCGAGGAACTCTTTATTAGGCGGTATGACCGCGCCTTTTGCAAGGGCAGGAACGTCATCAATTGAAAGCCTTGGTACTGACATTCGGCCTGAGCCGGATCTGGCTGAAAAGGAACCGCTACTTGTTTTTCCGCTACTGTTTAATGCTTTGAGCGCAACGCCACCGCCTAAAAGGGCTATTCCAGCCAGCAAGAAAAACGGATTAAGCGTCATTGCTCCGATTGCCACTAATGCAATACCAGCGAGCAGGAGCGCCGTAGATACCCACTGAGATACCTGATCAAGCTGCAACACTTCAACCCAACTTTTCATTTCAGTGCTATTGGATGCAGCTAATGCCGTACCAGCAATAAACAACCCAATTCCAGCAACTAGCAAGGCAATGCCGATACCCTGCATACCTGGAACCAGAATCAAAACGAGGCCAATTATTGCAATGTACGGCGATATCTCTACCATTGCCGCGGACAGTGCAGAAACGATAGTATCAATTAGCGATTCGCCGCCATCCATTTCCATCTTGCTAAATGCAAAGATCGCAATACCAAGAACAATTAAACCGATTCCTAGGGCAATTTGACCTGCAACCAAGAGCACTATGCCAATTATGGCAATCCATGGGCCAATAACTTCTGCGGCCTCTTGCAATCTCGTTAGGATATTTTGTATAAAATCTCCCTCATCCCCTTCGGCTTTGCCGACAGCCCAAATCGCCGCACCGGCAATAATGAAGGAAATACCCATTAAGATATTCCCCATGATTACAAGGAGAACACCAAGAACCGCAATCAGGGGGCCAACTACTACAGCCGCCTCCGAAAGTCTTGTTTTTATGTTTTCAACAAAATCCCCCTCATCGCCTGCGGCTTTACCAACGGCCCAAAGGGCTGCTCCAGCGATAATAAACGCCACACCAAGTAGGATGTGTCCAGTGATGACAAGAAAAACACCTAAAACGGCAATCAGGGGGCCAATGACTGCGGCCGCCTCCGAAAGCCTTGTTAAAATATTTTGGATAAAGTCTCCTTCGTCGCCAGATGCCGCCCCCGCAGCCCAAATTGCTGCGCCCATAATGATTAACGAAATGCCAATAAGAATATGTCCCGTAACAACCAAAAGAACGCCAATCACGGCAACCAGAGGCCCGATAATAGAAAGGGCCTCACCAAGCCCTCCTTGTAATAACGCCTTTATAGCTTCTGGATTCGATGTAACAGCATCCACAATAGCAAGCGCACCAGCTACCATCAAGGCGAGTCCGACCGGGATACTTGCTCCTGTAAATACAAGAATTGCACCAATTGCAAGGAGTGCAGCACCAGTAAGTAGCTCAAGGATGGCCGAAAGGGCATCCTGAATACTGGTTTTTACAATAGAGAAATCTGGCTCGATTGATTGGTCCTGTTGTGCCTGATTTTCGCTTTTATTGCTGCTCCCTGAAAGCTGGTTGATTTCATCAAAAGAGGCGAGCGACTTCCCAGCTTCCTCCGCAGCCTCACCCGTTTTTTCAAGTGCTTCTGTTTCCTCATACAGATTTTCAGCGGAGTCCGCAGCTTTCTCTGCTGTTGTACCAAAAAGCGCAGCAGTAATCCGGGCGGCCATTGAAATTATACGGGCCAACATATCGACAAAACTTGTAAATGCTGGTATAATGACCTCAATCATTGGTTGGGCGAGTGTCAGGAGAGCCCCTTTTAGGCGTGCAATAGATGCTCTAGCCTCGTCATTTGTTTTGATGACTTTCCCCATCCATTCACGGAACTTCGCAAGACCTTGTGTAATGACCGTGAATACAAGCGCACTTCTGATAACTTCACGCATGCGAGAGGAAAATTTGCTTGCGCTCTTTTGCGCTCTATCTACTGATTTTGCCATTTTGGCGGCGGCAGGGCCGGACTTTGCCATGTTCTGCTGGAGCCCTCCGGCTTCCTCTTTTGCCAGGTTCAACTTTCCTTCTAATCCAGAAATTTTGGAATCATAATCTGAAAGCGCTTTTTCAGCCTGCCTCCACTCTTTCTCAATTGCGTCAACCTTTTCTTGTTGCTTTTTCAATTTGGAATCGACCATAGGCCTGTCAGAATAGGCACGCATATAGTCATCAGCGGACGAACCAGGTTTCATGGCGGCATTGATAGCATTCTGTTCGTCCTGGAGCATGGATAACTGCTTCCTGGCCTCCTCCAACTCCGCATTTACAACGTTGAGGTTTTCTACTAAAGGAAACCTTCCCTGCTTTTTGGACGTAAGTTGATCTTCGAGCGATTGGATTTTCTTAGCAAGCTGATTCAGCTCTTTTTGTGCTTTCTTATTGTCAATATTGGTTTCAATGACGATGGAGCCGTCAGCGGCCACATTAAACACCACCTTGATAGGAGAGATTTACATTGGAAGGGTACAAGGAAATCATTATTACAAGAGAAAAATCGCCGTGGGGATGCGCTGTCGACTTCACGGTGCTTTTGGATGATAAAGTGGTTGGTATTTTAAGAAACGGCGCAACCGTTTCTGCATACGCTCAAGATGGACCACATACGCTTTCGTTCCAAAAGGGACGTAAAATCGACTGCTCAATTTCAATCCTCGTATCGCCGGATGACACTGCAAAAGTTGTAAACACAGCAATATCTGGATCACACCTCGTAGTTGAGAGTGAATACGCAACAAATACGCCGCAGGCAGCCGTATTTGATACAGAAAACAACCCAACAAACCGGAATAGACGTGTTAAAAACAATGTTCTATTCGCCGTTGTAATTATTGCCGCTGTTCTTGCGGCTGTTGCCGTTACCTTTGGCGGACGTTCTGCTAAACCATCAAATTCCGGTTCCAATGGGCCAGCGCAAAACGAACTTGTCAACCAGCAGACACAGCAGCCAGAACCATCCGAGAAAATAGATGAAAACAGTGTCGGCATTGATGGAACGCTAAATGCAGACCGATTTGACCTGTCGATTGTGGATATAAAATGGACAACCGCTCTTGAAACATCGCTCGGCACAATAGAGCCGGAAGATTCAGGAAAGGGGCTATTGTGTGTAATCTTTTCTGCAAAGAACACAACGGAAAATGTTCAAAATGTAGCAAACATTGGCTTTAATGCTTACGCCGATGGGCGAAAGGTGTTGCCGAAGGTCGTTGTTGGCACCGTAGATGATGCGGTGGTATTTGTTGGTGCTGTTTCTCCTGGTATGGAAATTGTCGGGCATGTTGTATGGGAACTTCCAGACGATTGGGAGGAATTTCAAACATCTTATATCGATCTTGGAAGTGCCAGAGACAGCAAACAGCACTTTACAATTCACAGGGAAGATATTAATTAGTTATAAGAGCCCCCGCTACCTCATATCGAGATAGCGGGGGCTTTTTTATGCCGTCAGTTCTTTTGTTCCATCCATCCCAGGCAAGCACATCTGCCCAGTGATTTGACGGTTAAAGGAAACCGGGACCGGGATGTTCCAGGTTGCGAATACGTCTCTTGTCATAGCGCCCACCTCCTGGGGCGTACTGCCCATGTCCAGCATCACTCGACGGGTAATTCGGATCAGGTTTGCAATGGCGTTGGGAGATACCTCCGGGGCAATGCGGGCGGGTGATTTTAACTGCTCGTTCATCTTCTCAAAGGCCGTGACGTAGGCCGCTGTAAACAGTACGCCTTTTTTGCCTTGCATTTTGTTTGCAATCATGTCACAGCCCTTTTTGGTGATTAAATAGCTGGGCCGTTCTTGGTTGTTTCCATCCATGTAGCTGCTTTCAATGAAGAAAGAGCCGTGGGCGAAGTTCCCCTCGGCTAAATACTGCTGGTAGGTCCGAATACTTTTCAAAAGCTCGTTATGATTTCTTCCAACCATTTCAGCCACGTCCCGACTATCAACTACATCTATGTCGTGGAAATTAAAAACTTTAAGTTCGTTCATGCGGTCGTCTCCTTCCAACTGAATCCAGAATCTATGCAGCTCCCAAGCAAACGGTCACGCACTTCAATGGTGTTTTTCCAAAGGAGCGCCATAGCCTCCCTCACTGGATTCGCTTCCTCGCTGGACTCGTACATACTGGCAAGCAGGATTTCCATTGTACTGCAAATCTGGTTTAGGTCGTTTGCTGATTCTTCCACCGAATCACGCAACTGAATCATTTCTGGCCTCATTCCGCATCACCGCCTTTCACCGCGATAACCACCTGTTCGGCCCTTACACCCAGATAGGCGGCGGCAATACGCTTGACCCAATGCTCGTTGTTAGTCAACTGGTTAAGCAATTCTTGAAGAGTGTTTTTCTCGTTCATATGGAAAACCTCTTTTCATATTGATTAGAGGCTCCCACTGTGATAGAATGGATTTATCCAGTGGGAGACCTCTGGTGATGTAGAGTGTTGGTGTTGCTTGCTAGGCCCGCCAGCACTCTATTTTTCTACCTCAGACCTAACCTTTTGGATACCAAGCCGGATAATATCACTTCTTGTTTTGTCCAACTTCTCACAGCAAAAATCTAAGTCTTCAATCGTTTGTTTGTCGGCTCTGATTTTTAACTGTATATCTTTCGGGTTTTCGGCCTTTGGTCTGCCTGTACGGGGCGACATTTTATCACCTTCTTTCCGTGTACACATTTATTATATAGCGTGTACACAGAAAGTCAAGAGGTTTTCCAAAAATATTTCCGCTATCTCAATATGAAGTTTTCAAGGTGCAGTTAACCGGAGGTTATCCCCCTGTCCAAATCTTTACAAGATCATTCTCCGCCTCACTGTAGGTCTGCTTGATGTCGATGATGTCACGGTTCTTTCGGTAGAACTCCCTGTCAGACTTGTCCAGCGGCTTGCCCTTTGCCTTCTTGTCGCGGATGCGGACGATCTGGGCAAAGAGGCAGTCCCCTATTTCCGCATAGGCCGCGAGGATAGTCCACCAGTGGATGCCGCCCGTGTTGGTTTCGATGTCGTAGTCCACAGCGCGGGCTTCATAGCCCAGCACACGGTTGATAGGGGCAATGATGCGGGGGAAGTCCATAGGCCAGTCCACAAGGTGGGGGCCTTTCTGCTTCCGTGGCTCCTCGCCGCCGTTGATGAATCGAAAAACCTCTTTTATGGCCGCGTCATAGTCGGTCAGCTCGTCAAAATCCACATAGAAGATTTGGAGCACGTCAAGGGCGCGGTCTTCCTCACTGGAATCGGGGTCGTTCATGGCTTCGAAAATGTCGAGGATAACCCGATAATCATAGCGGATAGCAAACTCCTGCCCGTCTATATCCACGCTTTTTGGAAGTCCATAGCTCATGGCGTGCTCCTTTGGTTACTTCTTCTGATACTTCTGGTATTTCGCTGTGTACTTGCTGATGCGCGGGTTAGTAAGCTTCTGCTCTCTGGTGAAAGTGGTATCAATCTCATCCATGACCGCCATCATCAAGTTGCACCAGACAGGGAGGCCGTTGGCAATGGCATAGACATTCATGCCGCCGAAGACAGACTCGCTCACAGGGGCCTCGAACACGCCGTCAATAATGCCGCGCATTTCAGCGTCCCGCTCTTTGGCAAACTCGAAGATTTCCTTCTTGTCCACCATCTTCTCGATCTGTGCTTTGTAGCTCTCCTGCTTCTTGTCCAGATCCTCAAAAGCGGAGTACAGCCGCTCAACGAAGTTGCTGTCAGTGGGGTTGAACGACACCTCGCACTTGCCATTCAAAGAATATGTAACAAGGCCGGAGTCAAAATTCAGTTCCTTCATAAGTTAAACCTCCACGGTTCCCGGTGTGAATTTCACAGTTCCATCACTAATCGATGCTGTACCAACAGTTCTAGTGCCGCCATATGTAACATCAATTGGCATCCCAATTGTGCCACCGCCTTCACCACCGAGCCCGGACGGCAAAATAGAGCATGAGGAGTATCTTTCAGCAAATACCGCTGTTCCGGCTGTCCCCGCATACAGATGGACAATAAGCATATCTTGATTCATCAAAGCGTTCACGTTCTGATCTTTGATAGCAAGGTTCCAGATTTTTTCCTGTGCTGCGTCATCTGCATCCAACTCACATGGGTCAAAGGTTTGTGTAATGGTTGGTTTCTTCCCGTTGGTATAGGTATTTCCAAAAATATCAACTTTGGTTTCTGTTTGCCAGTCGTATTCGGCTGAACTGTCCTCTACACGCTTACCGATGGGAGACCACGTAGGCGTAGAGCTCTCTCCAGTGTTTAGGTAAGCAATTAACATTTCACGGCCTACGGTCTGGCCCGGCGTAGTATTAAAAGTCAAATCAGACTCAGGCATTGTTTTTCTCCTTTCAAACGCCAACTTCATATGTCAGTTTCATCAAAATCTGGTAGTCTTCATAGCCGTTCTCATAAGCGGCAAATTTAGAGGATTGTGTGGTGGGCTCAACTCGGAGCGCCCGAATCTCGTCTCCCAAATCAGGAAGATTTTTTCTTGCCCAGTCACCGAAGTGGTTCAGTAGCTCGTCAGCCTCCAGGCGCTTGTCGTTGCTGCGCCCAGGCTTAATATGGTAAATTAGTTTGAATTGGTACTCCGCCTGATAGCCGCCCAGGATGAACCGCTTTGTGATATAGGTCCCCTGGATGGTAGACAATGCCATACCGGTCTCGTCTCCCTGGTCAGCGGACAGAAACTCATATTTAATGATGTCCACCGGCTTTTCCGGGAAGGTATTGGCCCACACCAGCATGGAGCGGGAGATTTTATCCACTTCTTCTGTCGCCGCCAGCATGCGCGGTTTCTCTTTTTTCTCAGAGTTCACGTTTCACCGCCTTATCCGCCGTCCGAATCCAGTTATCCAAATTCTCGGCCTTGCTGGCTTCGAACCAATGGGATTGTGCCTGCGCATGTGATGCTGTATTAAATACAAGGTTTTTGTCAGTCAAGACCTTTGTTGTGCCCTTTGATGCATAACTGCTACCTGTAGCCGGGTCTACCATTAGTTTTCCAAAATATAAGTAGCGTGCATATGGGCCTGGGTAAATCACTTCTGAACCATCTACCCGCGTCCGTTTGTCCAATGATCCGGTAAGCATCGGAACATATGGTGATGTGTCCTTCCGCACCTGGAGTGCCACAGTATGCTCCGCTTTGGTGCACTCCTCATCCAACTTGTCCCTGATTGCCTCCAGCCCTTCGGCGCGGAAACTGAATTTCAGCATTAAACCCCACCAACTTCCCAGTGAGCCATTTCACCGCCGAAGTCCTTTTCATCGACTTTAGTAATATCGTACACACCGTCGTAGTCGGCCTCTATGGTCTGTACCGTCCATTCCGGGTGTATAGCCTCACCCTTGATGAAAAAACTATCACGGGCCACAGAGAGCGTCCATAGGTCGCTTTTATCATCTGCTTTCCAGAACTCGACTGGCCCGACATACCTTCTTTGGATGCCTGTCACACCGTCCAACGCCTCAACCGAAAATGGAATGTACAGGTTGACTGCATCCGCGCTTTCCAGCCCGCTCTTGGTTACATTGGAACCCTTAGAGGCATCCAGAAGGACTCCCCGTAGGACAGTGATGTGGTTCACTGTGGTCTCCTCAAAGGTGGAATGGTCCGTCTCAACGTAGGTGTTATAGACCGTCACAACATGGGGGAACATGTCCATAGCCGCACCCCCTTCCACGGTATAGAAGGCCCGTACCGACCAAATACTGCGCTGCAACAAATGCAAGATGTGTTTGTGCCGACTGCGCCGCTGTCGCGGCCTGCTGGGCACTTTCACCGCCGCTTCGGTAGGTCTTGGACCAGCTACCCACACTTTGGCTTTGCAACTCTCCAGTCTCTCCAGCATTTGCGGAGTTTTTAAGGGCATTCAGGGCCGCTTGCTGGGCAAGGTCGATGCTCTGGTACTGTTCTGCCACGGCGCAGCAAGCCATCTTTACTGCGTCCAGCTCTTTGTTTTGAGCCGCACGGCCCTGCGTGTAGTAGTCCAGAAAGGAACTTGCACGCATGGACAGACGAGGGAAGTCAGCCATTTGGATAGCCGTGCCTAGATACGCAGCAGTGTAATACTCATAATCTGCGTAAGCCATCAGGCCGCCCCCTTACTTCTTCGCACGGGCTTTCGTCTTAGCCTGCGGCTCAAACGTCGCCCCAGTGAAACTAAATTTCACCACGCTGGAATCATCAACAAGCACATCGAAAGTGTCATCCTTGCTCACCCTGAAAACAATATCTGCGTCAAACGGGATGTTTTCCTTTGTGGGAGAACCGTTTTTCTTGAATGTCATTTTGGTCCCTGTCTTGGTCAGGTGGAACGGGAAATAATACCCGCTCTGTTCCTCCGGGACGCTACTAAACTCTGTATAGTCGGAGACATAATGGAATGTCCCAACCACAGAGCCATCAGCCTTTACCGCCAGATCATCACCGACCAAATCGGAGACCTGTTTCCCCAATAGGGCCTGACCGCTGGGGAATAGCGTTAAAGTGTCAGACCCTATTAACCCCCCGCCGGTGCGTAAACAGCAAAAGGGAAGGCGTTCTCATTGCCGACGTTGAAGGCGTTGATGGGGTTGGGAATCTCCCAGCCCAGCCGCATGACGGCGCGGAGGGCCACCATGTCGTTCTGCATCAGGTTATAAAGGATATTGCCAGTGGTGGGATCTTGCACCACGCCGCTATCGAAAATCTTAAAGGTCATGTCCTGTCGGATGGCATAGACCAACTGGCTCCAGTCACCCACGATAGCCAAAGATTCCTCCGGGTCGTAAGCGCCGTTCACGGGGAAATACATGCTCATGCCGTCCAGCGCGTAGCGGGTATCTCCCTGCATATCGGTCTTGAAAATGGGCTGGCCGTTCTTGTCCACAAGGCCGCGCAGCTTGGCGCGCATCTGAATGGCAGCCATCACGCCGTTGGGGATATAACCGCTCTCCTCCACCTTGGCAATCACGCCACCCTCACCCATGATGTCCTTGAAAATATCGCTGGTAGCGGTCACAACAGCGCTCGCGGTAGTGGCCGAAGGGACAAGGCCATCACGCCAAGAAGTCGGCTTGTCCGTGCCGTACAGAATAGCGGCGTCGATGACCTTTCCGAATGCCTCCTGGAGTCTAGGCCGAACCTCGCCCCAGATATCGTAATCGCTATCATCCAACACCGCTTCAGGAATGGGGACGATGACGGCGATTTCCTCGGCGTAGATTTTCTTCTTGTCCCACGCCATGTTGGTGGTCTTTTTGAGGGATGCCTTAGAGTCGGCTGCTCCGGTAGTAGCTTCACCGTTTACAAAATAGGCGGTAGGCAGTGCATCCAGCACATTGAGGGTCTGCGTCTTACTGGTCATGTTGGGCAGTCGGCGGGCCATCCGCAGCACAGCGGACTCTGTTACGGCCCCCTGGATAATTTCACGGGTTACGGGCTCTGGAATAAGCCCGGAAAGTTTACTTCTGTCGATAATGTCAACAGCCATTTATGTTCTCCTTTCATTTCAGTGCGCCCCGGATCAGGGCGTTCATTACATCGTTTTCTCCTGTTTTTGTCTTCCCTCCGCCCACTGGAGCAGTCCAGTCAAAAGAAGTCTTCTTGCGGTCGGCGGTAAGCGCGTCCACGGCCTGCTCAAAGGTGGTCTTGTCGTCCACCATCTTCCCTGCCTTGAAAGCGATGAACTCCGCCTCCTCGCCGGTCAAGCCCTTTTTCAGGACATACAACTCACGCTTCAACTGGTCTCTCTCCGCTTCTGCGGTTGTCAGCTTTCCGGAGAGAGTATCCCTCTCGCCAGTCAGCTTGTCCCAGCGTTCTTTCTCTCCGGCCTGCCCGTCCTTCCAGGTGCGGTAGGCGGTCAGCTCTTCTTCGCTGGGCATACCCTTCATGGCTTTCGCAAGCCGCTTGCCGATCATGGCATCCACTTCCTCCTGCGTGAAGGTCTTCGCAGGGGCGGGCTCCGGCGCAGGGGCCTGGGTAGGATTATTGATAGGTTCGCTCATAGTAGTTACCTCCGTTTATTGTCAGGGCCGTCGCCCTGCGGTTTTACGCCTCTCGGCAAAACAAAAAGAGCCATCAACCACCGAGGAATCCTCGGAAACTGATGGCTCTTGGCTCACAGGCTCTTGGCTCTATGCGATATTTACTTCCATGTCGTGCTTACATGCCTTGCATCGAAACGGCATGTGCTCTACTTTGGTATCCGGTCGAACCGGGAAAAGAGCTTTCCCGCAGTACGGGCAGCAATACCATGTTTTCCCGTTAATTTCTTTTATCACGCGCTGCCCTCCACAACATACCACTTGCACTTCTCGCAGACTTCATTTGCTTTATCTACGTCAAACGGCTCTATTGCAAGCTCCATGTCCATCTCGTCCTCCCGAACTTCTTGGACCTCATAGCACTCTCCATATAGGATTTCTCGCCCAAAAAGAGGGCAAACGCATTTATCATTGTGATTTTTCGCCATATCATTTCCCCTCCAAATAGTCCCGATACTTCTTTCTCAGCTTTTCCGGGACCGCTGTTACAATCTTCCCGTCAACGCTTAAAACTACATAACCGCTATCTGCCAAGAATTTCAATGTATTCCGGTCAGTCTGATACAAAACTAACCTGCTGTTATTTATGATACTCTGCGACGCTTCAATCGTCAATGCAGATCTATCCGGTTTCATCGTAAGGTTATTTGCAAAGTGGTCTGTCACGCCGCTAATCTGCGGCGGGTCAAGCTGCACCTGATATTGTCTGGAAGAGAATTTACCGACAATTTTTATGTTCCCTTGATATGATTCCAGCCCGGAAAATTGTTTTATGCTGGTTAGCCCTTCCGGATATTGAACCTGCATTCTTTCTCTTTGTAACGGTAGCCCCGCCGCCTCGCTGAACGCCTTGTATTCCTGATTCAGTCTCCGGATATGGGTAGTCACCGCCTGGTAGTTCTCCGTCAGTCCTGCGGCCTTGTATGCGGTCTGTTCTCGCTTCAGCTTGCGGATAGTTCGCTCGACCTGCCGCTGTTTCTGTGTGGCCTCATAAGCTGTGTAGTGCTTTCCCTCAAAATCCACGTCGTGCCCATCGTCTATGTGAGCAAGTTCTTCGTCGGTATATGTTCGCTCCATCACACCATCCACAAAGGCAGTCCTGATATGTCGGCAGTTTGCACCCTCCAAGCCGTCCACATAGCCAAGCCCGCACACCTCATAAATGCTCGGATACTTGTCTCCGGTCCTTACAGAGTACACCCGGCCCTGCCATGCCTTGTGGTTTTGCCAGCCGACACCCTTATCTCGTGCCCCGATGTGGGCGGACACTTCAAAATAAGGAGTTTCCAAATACTCTGCACTCTGCTCCGTGTACTTGGCACAAAGCTGAGACACCCCCGTCATCACCGCCCGGCGGGCTGCCACGTCGATATGGTCACGGTGGCCGCTCTCGTAATCCACAACCTTGATACCGCTGTCCGCAAGCTGTTTGACGGAGCTTTTGATGGCCTGATTGTAAGAAATGGCCCCACTTGTGATCTGCATCTCGGCATTGTCCAGCGCCCATTGGTAGGCTCTCGCCGGAGCCAGCATCGTTCGCCCGTTGTCAACCAGGAAGCCCATAGAGCGGGTCAGATTGCGGAAGGTCTGCCGCGTCTGCTCGTAGATAGCCCAGGTATCCTCAATGCTCACCAGCGTCTCCGTGGCCGTCACACCTGCAAGGTCCATGACATCCCGGTAATACTGCTGATTGCGCTCCACAACGTCGTCCAGAAGCTTTTTCAAGCCCCGTTGGCTGATGTTGGCGGTGCGCTGGATGGCCTTCTCAATCTCGTCCATGTCGATGCCGTGCGAGCGGAGTGCCCGGATGTCCTGCACCGTCACCTCGTTCAGTTCACCAGAAATTTTCAGGCGGGAACATATCTCTTCAAGAAGTGTCGCTTCCAGACTGCGGTACAGTTCGGCCAGCTCTTCTGGTAGGGCATCGAGAAGCTCTGGAGTGAATGGATACCTCATTCAATCTCTTCTTCCTCCTCGTCCGTCATATTCTCCATATTCGGCAGCATCTTCTTTGCCGTGGCCTCGTCCTCGTTGTACCACTTCATGCGGTACTCCCAGTCGTTCATAATGCCCGCCGCAAGGTCCTGCCGGTCATTATTTCGCTCCGTGGTCTTGTCCTCAATAATGGAATCATCAAAATCAATAGTCACTTTAGCTTCTTCGTCCAACCCGGCGTTCATGGCTGCATTACCGAGCCGAAGAATGATATGACACAGCTCTGTAATGGCCTGTTCCAAAATGATTTCATGCTTCTTGATGGTGCGGAACATGGTGCTATTCTCGCTGATGACCTGGGTGGCCGTGGTGATGTTCCCACTGTCAAAGCGGTAGTACGTCTCCCCAAAGCCGCATTTGCTGGACAGCAGATTAAGTTGTGTCTGCACGCCCTGGGTGTGTTCCGCCGTTCGCAGGTTCATGTCGATAGGCTGGATGATGTCCCCGCCCTCGATGTCCTCCGGCAGCATATAATAGGCAAGGTCATCAGGGTCAAAGACCGGCTCGCCATCCAAATACTTCTGCGCGGACGGCTTGACCATAACCCGCTTTTTCCCGAGCACAAACTCATTGACATAGCTGTCAAAGGCGATGTCTACGCCCTTCATGCTGTCGATGGCGTTGGCGTATACCGAAATCCCGAGCGGGATAGAGTAATCGAAGTTGTTGGCGATGTTTGGCCGATCAATGACAAACTGCCGCCGGTCGCTGCCGGTGTGGACCACGGGCGGCACCCGCTCAAACCCCTTCACGGAGGTCAGCGGAACCTCAGTATCCACGTTATAGTTCCGATATGTATACAGCCGATTCTCAATGTCGTACAGACCGTCCACCTTCCGGTGAATTTGCAGATAGCAATAATCATCCTCGTTTACGTTGACGATACTGTCAAAGGCACATTCAGTAATGACGCCATTCTGCCAGGACAGGGGCCAAATATGCTCTACCGTAACATAGTCGATAATTATATCGGTGGCGCTTCCTGGAATCGGCCCTGCTTCCGTGGCCTCCATGCCCACTACACGGGGAATAAAAGCCACCGTGCCAAGAGCGAAGGCCATTTCCTGCATCTCATTGGAGCGCACGCGAAAGTTGTTCTCATTCAGAACCCGGTCAATAAACTCCTGCTCCTTTGTGCCATCCAGAGTGATTTCAACCCGCTCATTCATAAGCAGATTAGCCCAATCTTCAGGAATCTTCTTCCCCATGTTGAGACTGTACCGCTTGCAGCTCACCATCCCGGCCCCATTGCGCACCCGATATCGGTGGAACTCCTTTACGTCTCCCTCATACCAGGACTTCCACTCCAGAACCTTGCCGTAAAAGCCCGCGCTGACGGTGGCAAAGCCCAGCTCTTTGAGTTTGTCGATGATAGTCACTTTCTCACCTCATTACCGGGAAATACCGGACCAGAATAGTGTTTGCGAAATATCGTATATCATCCATGGCGTGGTCGTCTGCCTTGATGACCTTGTCCACAGTGGATTCCTCGTCCCATCGGTATAGGCCAAATTCTCGGATGGCGTCTTTACACTGGCGGTGTATTTTAAGTTCCCCGCTTTTGAGATAGACGGAAGTGCGCCGTATCCCGTCCATTACGTCATTGTTCGCTTTGACCACATGGAACTCATTGTGTCGGAATACCGTAGTGATGAAAGACGCCGCCGACGGGTCAATGACCACATAGTCCACGTTATAGCCGTCTGCCAGTTCCCGTATCGCCTGGTAGTATTCTTCATCAGTCAGCTGCTTCTGCGTCCCACGCCCGCTGTAATAATACTCCTTGATTCGGACAGCCCCTTGCTTTGTCACGCACCAAAGGCCGGCGGAAAATGGGTTGAGCGTTCCATAGTCCACGGATATATAATACCGGCCCGCCGGCGGTTCCTCGTCCACGATGTTGCTCTCGCCAAACATGGGGTAGATTAGTCCCTCGGCCAGCGCCCACCGTCCCAAAATATAACGGTCGTAAAAAACCGTTCCTCGATACTCCCGCTTTAGGTTCTCCACAAAAGCCTCTGGGAGAAACGGATTATCATCAATTGTGTACGTCTGGCTAAAAATATCCGCTTTGCTGTCCAGAAACACTTTCAGCCAGTGATTCGGCCCCTGTGGATTGTACGTACCGTCAAAGCATGAATACGCTTTATCCAGGCGGCTTTTCAGCAGTTCAAAGACTTCCTGGCTCCAGTCTGCCACCTCGTCGCCGTAGCAGTATTTGATGGACGCGCCGCGGATTTTCGAGACCTGGGAAACCTTTTCAGCTCCAAGGCAGTAGCACTTTTCCCCAAATATCCACGCCGTATTGTCGCTGGAGATCGTGCCAACAAGAGCATCACCATAGATCGTTCGCATAGGCTCAAGCACATTCCGCTCAATGGTGGACTTGGTGACTCCAAGGATGACCGTCAGCCCATCCTTCCCGACGCGCTCCCGGATGCGGATTGGGATAATCCACCGAAAATCAAGGTATGTTTTCCCCGAACGAGTAGCCCCTCCCTTAAAGTTCCAGCGGTGATGCCCCTTTCGGACAAATTCAGTTTGTTTCAGACTTAACAGCATCCCTGAACTCCTTCAACAGCCCGTCCAGTTTATTCAAACTGTCGTTCCCGCTGGCTGTGTTCTTTGTGGCCTTGTCAACGATAATCCCGAAAGAAGTGGCGATTTGAGACAAACCGGCATCACTTATCTTTTCCGGGTCTGTCAGCGCCATCAGGTGTAGGTCGATCGCTTCCTGCATCTTCTCTTTGCGGGTCTCCATGAAGGCCAACATATCCAGCGTGTTCTGTCTCTTTTTTTGTTGCGCCTTTTGGTCGAATCCTTCGCAACCTAACACAACACGCTTAACGGTATCTTTGGAAACCCCATTGATTTTCGCCGTGGCGTTATAGCTCTCGGTCTCCAGATAATCAGCCACAATTTTCTTTTTTTGTCTGTCTGTCAGCCGTGCAGCCATGTCACCACCTCGTCTTACCTTTTTCTTCTTTTCTTCTGCGCCTCTGATATGAATCCTGTTCTTTCTTCTTCTCTAACCATCCGGTCAAGAGTGCCAAAAGAAAACGTACCTCTTGAATCGATAAGCGTTTTCGCATTGGCTTGGTTCTGGAAAACATAAGTAATTTCTCGGCGAACAGTTTCGTCGCACCCCTCGCGGGGTGCGTGGATTGAAATGTTTTGCTTTTGAAATGCTTTTAAATGCTTTTAAATGCTTTTCGCCGCCTACTGTCGAGCACTGGCTCGGATCCGGCCAGCCGTCACAGCCTGTTAAGCGATACACCCGTGTGGGTTGATTATAGCTCCATGTTCGGATATACTTTTTCCCACACTCTCATGTGATAAGTATTGACTTCGCCATAATTGGCGTCGAAAATCTTTCTTACTTCATAACCCATATTTGAGCTTTCGCTCTTTAGTTTCCTCCAGTCAAACTTCTTGTGTGATACTCCGTTCAGATTTGCTACACGCTTAATGGAGTACCACTCCTTGCTCCTATCCAGCTCAGTCTCCAGTGCCTTTCTCTTATCCTGCTCGTCTCTCAGCGCAGTAAGCAGTTTGATGCCAAACTCCGGAGAGTTTATCATCTTGTCGATCGTGTCCGAGGTCATGTAAGCTCCGTGCTTGCGAATGCTGGGTAATACCTCACTCGTCACCCAGCGCTTGAACTTCTTTGCCCCAGGCAGCTTGCTGGACAACACCAGGGAGTACAGGCCACTCTCATTGATGATGGTCATGTTTCTGGACTGGCTGCCGTCGTGAATCCCGACGGCAGCTTTATCCTCGTTATCCACGTGTCGATCGAGCGCATCCCGCGGATTGCTGTACCCAAGCGCCTCGGCTACATCCTTTCCCACCAGCCACGGCTCCCCGGCCAATTCCACAGTACGAATCTCCCCAAACTCAGGGTTCTTAAAAATCATCAAGTCGTTCATGTAGATACCACCCTTTCTATTTTATTTCCCACCTTTATGTTGACTCAGGGCAGGGGAGTAAGGTGGCACCTCCCTTTTCGGCCCGTCGGCCTAGCCCTGATCTTTTGTTTGAGAGGCGGCGGGGGAATATCCCGCCATGCGTTTCCTCTCATTGGGCCACCCCCGTCTCCTGCAACTGCGGGGCGGCAAATATTTTTCAAAATATGTATTGACAATATCATATTTTATGATATAATTAAGTCATAAAAAGTAAAAGGAACAATATAGGAGGTAAAGTCATGAAACACTATGAATATTGCGTTTGCAAAGACGGCTGGATGATGGGTGCTTATATGGACGACAAGAAGGGAGCCGAGGATTGTGCCGCTCGTTATGCCTCCCAGTATCCTGACAGCAAGGTTGAGATCAAGGTCAATGTTTATGACGAAATGGAATACCGTTATTTCAAGGAGGTCGGTTGCTGATGACAAACAGAGGAGCATACGTGTTTGGCTGGGTGTTCGGTCGGCTCAACGCGGCGGCATATCCGCAGGAGATCGGAGGGGATCTCACCCTTGCCGCTCAGCGCCCGTATACAGCACTCGCCAGAGTCATTTCTGATGCTCACAGGCTTGGCCTCCTAAAGAGGGATCTCGACCGGCAGGTTGCTGAGGCGCTTTGCGAGATCACCAGCATTGACCCGCCCGTGGAGGGAGGGTCTGAAAAGTTCCAGCCCCTTGAAATGCAGGGGGCTTGGCAGTTAGGCTATTTTGCCGGTAAAGGCAAGCGCCCCCTTGCGTCTGTCGAGTTTGATATTGCCGCCGCCAGAAAGGCCAAAGGCTTGACTCAAGCCCAGCTTGCGGATGCGATGGACGTTAACCAGGCCGTGATATCCCGCTGGGAGAGCGGCAAGGTCAGCCCCAATGCCGGGAATTTGGACAAACTGAAAGAAATTCTGAGCTAATCCTGCCGCCCCTTCGGGGGCGGCTTTTTTGCCCTCTCCAGCTCGTGCGCTTTTGGGGGCATAGATACCCCTTGCGGGGTATGTTGCTGGTTTGGTCAGGCTTTCCGGGGGCCTGTATGTAATCCGCTGCGCGGTGTTACATCATATTCTGCCTTTTTGCTCCCTCGATGCGCTGCTTTGCAATATCAAAGTATCCTGTGTCTAACTCCATGCCGATAAACTTTCGGCCCGTGTTGACGCAGGCAACGCCAGTTGTACCACTGCCCATAAACGGGTCTAAAACAACACAGTTCCGCTTTGTGCACTTTTCGATCAATTGTTCAAGGAGTTCAACGGGTTTCTCGTTTGGGTGCTTTAGTTCGTTTGGGAGGACACGACGGACTTTAATAATGTCTTGTGGTCGTTTCCCGTTGAATAAAAATTCTTTCTCGCTGCTAAAAATAATTGATTCATACCGGCTTGCAAAAGAATGTTTCAGATCGCCCATCCCGTGAATTTCTTTATCCCAAATCAGAACATTTTTCACTTTTAGGCTGCTGCTATTCATTGCATCAATGAATTTCTGCTGAACGTCCCATCTAGTGAAAACCATCACACATCCGTCAGGCTTTAGAAACTGCTTAATAAGTGGGATGAACTCTATAAATGGACGCTTGTCATTTTTGATTTTCGGCGTCCATTCTGACTTTTTCTTTTTCCATTGTGATTGATAATCAATACCGTATGGCGGGTCAGTGAGCACCATATCCACGCTTCCATTCGGTATATCTTTTAGTAATTCCAGGCAGTCACCCTGCATCAAATCCATATTTTCACCTTTTTGGTGCCACCGCCCGCCTCAGGTGGCGAGGAGCGGCATATGGCGGACAGTAGGTTGTCCAGCCGCCCATTGGCATTTAATTTAATCGCGCAGTGCCTCTTTTGCTTTCCATCTGCGTTTGGAGCCGAGAGGCGGCATTGAGCCGCCACACGTCCGCGACGTAACGGGCCGCCGCTTCCGCTTCTGCTACTGCACTCGGTATATGTGCGCTTCCCGCTTAGATTGTCACGCCCTAGCCTTGGTGGCGACATCATAATTAGCCACTCGCAGGGTAGTTTTCAGCGGGATAGCGCTGGTAGCTATCGCCCTACACAAGCGTCCGGCTTCCACGGATGGGAGCGACCCAATATAGCAGGCGGACTGAGTTGCACAGCCTGGAGATCACCCTGCTTCTGGCTCCTGCATATCGGCGGATTCCGTCTCTACACGCTCCGCCGGGCGCAGCCGCTTTCTATGTGTCGGCACACCGGGGCAGGTCATAGCTGCCACCGCTTTTTTAGCTCCGCCCCCATGACAGGCGGCTCGCGTCTTACTCTTCCCAGCGCCTAGACGCTCCAGCAATCTGGTGTAGTGTCTTTCCACCGTCATTCGCCGCCAGAGGGGTGCGACCCCTCATGCCCCGAATAGTGGGGTGGTGTTCGACCGGCGGCATATTGCACACAGAGGGGGTGGCGGCAGATGCACCGACGCCACCCCATCCGTGTGAAGGAGGAAGGGGAATGGGAGCGCAGGGGCACACGCTCCCACACTCCCATTTTCGCATATACCATGCTCTCCGATTCCCTCACGAGGGAATCACAGCAACTTTTTCTGTGAAATAATGAAAAGTTACATTGCTTTTGGATCGTCTGTTCTTCCTAGCAAGTAATCCACAGATACATTGAAATGGTCTGCTATTTTTACAACAGATACTATTTCAGGAATCACTCCATCCCGCTCATATCTCAAAATTGAGTTCTTGCTGATGCCACATAGCTCCGCGAGAACACAGGGCTGTGTCCCTTCCTTCTCCCTCAACTTCTTCAATCTCTCCCGGAACTCGTTCAAGTGCTATCCCTCCTCATGCTGTCCGCCCTCCCCGTCGTGGATGTTGCCGATGACAAAATGGCGCTTGCTCAGTTTGTACGGATGTAGTGGGGTGCTGCTTCCGCTTCCAATTCCAGTTGTGAAACATGGGATTCTGAGATCTGTGTTAAAAATAACTGGCTCTCTTGATCCGTTGTAGCTCAAAATATCACCCTCAAAAATCTTCACGCCGTTCTTGTCGGTCAGGCCGGTGTACTGGCAGAGCGTGGAAGGGTCGACCTCAAGGCAATTTACAGTAGAAAAAAGAGACTCGCCCTTCTTGTAAAGCACGGCACTCTCAGATGGTAAAATCGATCGCCCTCCATCTGCAAACGAAATCAAGCTTCCTTTCACCCACTCGCCATTATCCAGCCGCTTGGCTTTGAAAAGTATTTCTCTGGTCATTGGGCACCTCCGATGACCTCGTCCAATGTGGCCCGCCTTATGCTCCTCAGCGTAGGGAACGTTTCATCAAGGTTATCAAGACTGCCCTTATAGTTGTCTTCGTCATCATACATGTAAAATGTCTGTCCCACTATATCAACGTATGCCAATGTTTTAACAACTGGATATAGCACTTTGATAGCCTTCGCCCTCTCCACCTCCTGCTCCGTCCAGCGGGGCTTTCGGATGATGCGGTCTGGGTGGTTGATGGCATTTATAAGTACAGCAACGGTTGACATTTTGCATGAAAGAGAAGAAATAATAACCCGCCCATCCTCACAAACACAAATATTTTCTGCTGTTCCATCTGTATGTCGGTATTTGACATCCTCTCCGACCTCTACTCCCAGCACCTGCGCAATTCTTGGTTTATCCACTTGTTGTCCTCCTCTCAACCGCCTCTTTTGCTCGTTCTTCTCCGCATACAGGGGTAAAATTGCAAAGGATACCAAAGCATACTGCGTTTATATCCAGCTTCTCAATGTCCATTGTTGCCCTCCTCCGCTGGCTGCTGGAGCCACGCCAGCCACCCATAAACCTCTGCACAGGCTCCTCCACCCTCGTATTCAAGCCATCTCGCCAAATCTGCGTCGCTCATGGCCCGGATGCGGTCGGCGTTGGACAAAATTCGTCCTGGTTTGTACTGAGGGCACCAAGAAATTCTGGCCGTTGTACCGGCGTTATTGCAGTCATTTTTGCAAGTAATGCAAATCGTTTTCATGCGTTCTCCACCTCTTCCGGCGGCCCATCCCAGGCCGTCCAGTATTTGTCGTACAGATCCAGGCTAAACGGTTTGATATGCTTGCAGTATAGGTACCCGTCCTTCACGCCCTGAGCAATCTCCAAACCGCCCCATTGGAGCTGAGCTATGCCTGCCCCCTCAATGTAGATTGCGGTCTCCTGGGTGATGGATTCTAGCTCCTGGCGGGTGTATTGGCGTCTCATGGCGATACCTCCGTCGGGCGGCGGTACACGGTGTAATCTCCACTGGGGCGATCCAGGGTCTCACCGCCCAGCTCCTCCCGCAAGATGTCCTCGAACCCGGCGCCCTCTAGTACTGCCAGGCAATAGATTCGACCGTTTACCACCAGCGCCCACTCACCGTCGTCCCCATAGTCAATCCATACCTTGTCATAGTCCATGCTATCAAGGTCTGCCTGCGTCAGCGGCTCGTTCTGCGGGGTGAGGGTGGGCATCTCGTCAATATCGTCCATCACCATATCAATCAGGGCTGTTTGGTCGCTATCGTGATATTTGGTGTAATGCTCATAATAATCATGGTCTATGGCCTGTTTCAGTCGGTCTGCATCAATCGCCCTTGCCATCTTTCAGCGCCTCCAGTTTCTTTCTCAGTTCCTCCCACGCCTCTAGGGAGAGGGGGCGGCCACATTGAGAACAGTATTGGTGTCCCCACCGCTCCCATGCGGTTGCTGTATCAGGGCCTTTACAACGGTTACACCCAGGCCACACCCGCTCCACCTGCTCCCGGCTGACGGGGCGGAGGGCGGAAAGGGCGGCTTTCTGCCATGCGTTCACCCACTCTGACAATGTTTCAGTCTCGATGTGTTCGTAAATCTCGTTGACGTTCACATCAGAAATCAAATCTTTCAGGTTCATTCCATCCCCTCCAGCATCTCCATCTCCTTCGACGTCAGCACCGGCGTGCGGGTGTTCCACCGTCCAATAGCATCCTCTTTTAAAATGCACCATGTTGTAGCGCAAAAGCATTCACCGCACACTACACTGTATTTCCCTGATGCTTGAAGTGTCCCTTCTACCAGTACCGCACGTCCCTTGCAGTGTGGACACGGCAGCAGCACCCCCGCATCCGTCAGCCGCTTGGCCGCCTCGTGGTCGCCCAGCATGGCGCGCGTCTTATCGTCCATCGTTCGGCACCTCCTTGACTGCTTCCCACCGCTCCGCTGATGCCGTAGGGGTCTCTGGTGATCAAAGCTCCTCCACCTCCACCCGGATACATCCCCCGTCCCAAAGCCTATGTATGACCTGCCTGTACCAGCGGTGATCGTCGTCCGGCAGCAGGTATCCCTTGAGCGCGTCCACCACGGCTTTGGCGATGGCTGCGTGGTTGTCAATGTCCAGCCCGTCGTCCCATGCAAAAGTGATGGAGACCGGCCCCCGTACCATCCCGCGCCGCACTCGGGCCTGTTTCAGCGCGGCCAGAGTCAGCGCGTGGAGCTCGTCAGCGTCCTTCTTCCGCTGCGCCCAGTGCTTGCCGGAGTAGTAGGCGTTCAGCCCAAACCGGCGGCAGAAGGCCGACTTGCCCTTCTTCGTGGGCGGGTATGGTATATCAAACCGAATCGTTCCCATGTCTAAGTATCTCCAGCGCCCAGTTCAGGGCTTCCACAATCTGGCCATGCACCTGAGCCAGCTCGGATCCGGTCTCCATAATGGCGCGATGTTTGTCTCTCAGGGCGGACAAAACATCCGCCGCCTTTTCGTCTGTCACTGATA